AAAGCGATAGACGATGTTGTTGCTGATGCAATAAAAATGCAGAAGGATAAGACTGTTGTAAACCCAATCGCTGAAGCAGCTTTAAAAAGAGCTAGGGAAAATACTTTTACTGAACCTTTAGGTGCTAGAGGTAAAGCTGTTCAAGACATTGTTAATCGCTTCCCAGAACTAAGAATAGTAGCTCCTTTTATTAGGACACCTATAAATATATTTAAGTGGCCTATTAGAAGAGCGCTCCCAATGTTATCTGAAAGGCAGAAGAATGCTTGGAATCAAGGAGGAGCTGCAAGAGATAGAGTTATTTTTGAAACTGGTTATATGTACACAGCCATATTTCTTCTTTACCAAGCAGTTAATGAAAAAATTACATTCACTGATACAGAGGGGAATGAATCAGAAATATACCGTTTCCAAAGCACTTGGTCAGCAATGGATTATAATGCAAGACAAAACAAAAGATTGACAGGAGTAACTCCTCACAGTGTGTATCTTGATGGAAAGTTCCGCAGCTCTAGGAGGTTTGACCCTGCTGATACAATCATAACAACTTTAACTGGTGTAAGAGATTTAAGAGAAGCTGGTAGACACTCTGAAGCTGATGAGTTAGCAACTGCTATTCTCGCTTCTTTTTTAAACTTAGCTCAAGACAAAACTTTTATGCAAGGTGTTACAACTTTTGTAGAAGCTATGAATAGTCCTGAAGATTCTCTTCAAGCTTATGGGGAAGGTTTAGCAAGAAGCTTAACTCCTCAAATGATTACAATGTTTAACAACGACCCTTACTATAGAGATGCTCAAGGTTTGTATGAAAACTTTATAAGTAAAATACCCTCTCTTTCAGAAACCTTACCTCCTAAAAGAGATATATTAGGAAAGCCTATACTTCGGCCTGAGGATGGGGTAGCTCCCTCTAGTCTTGTATCTAACCAAGTAGTAAGGTTAGAGTTTGCAGATATACAAAGTTCAATAGCGCAAATACCTGAAAGAGAAGACAATGGTATGCTTAACTGGAAAGATGAGCGATATGTTATGGGTGGTGTTTCTGCTTATGATAGATACTCTGAACTTGTTGGAACAGTTCGTAATAGCGATGGTTTAAATCTTGAGCAAGTTTTAGAAAATGTTATTCTTAGTGATGGCTATAAAAACTCTTTAACTACTTCACTTAAAACTCCTGATGCAAACTATAGAGGCAGTAAGGAAGGTTTAATTTTAGAAGCTATTACAGCGTTCAGGAAGATAGCTAAAAATAAAGTATTACAAGAATATAAAGAAACAGGTATTTTGGCTGTCTTTAATCAGCATAAAATTAATAAACAAGCAGCTTTAACTAAAGCTACTAGCAACTTAATTAATACTGATGTTGATAGCATCATCAAAGAATACAAATCAAACAACTAGGAAAAACAAATGGCAAATTCATACACAGAATACACAGCAAGCTCGGTCACTACCTCGACCCAGTTCGCTACGCCTAGCTACATAACAGGCAGGGGTGCTACAGACATCTCAGTGACAGTCGGTGGTGTAACACAGGCAAGCAGTGCTTATACTTTAACTGGCACTAACATCACCTTTGCGTCTGGTAGTCTTCCTACAGATGGTGCAAAGATACGCATCACTCGCTCAACAAGCCAGAATGCTCGTATCAACACTTACTCTGAGAACACCATACTAACCTCAAGTCAGCTTAACACTGACGGTGATCAGTCTTTCATGATGGCTCAGGAAGCCCTTGACCAAGCAGCTAAGACTGATTTTGGGGCGCAGACTTTCTATACATCGGGAACTAGCGCACCTTCATCAGGTACAGCAGGTGACTTATTCTTTAATACCTCTACAGGCTTGTTACAAGTGTACACTGGAAGTGCTTGGGAGTCCGTTAATAACAGAGGCACTAAACAAACCTTCGCTATCTCAGGAAGCACTACAGTCTTTACACCGTCAACTCCTGTTGATGACAATACGCTAGTCTTCCTAAACGGAGTCTTACTTGTTAAAGGTTCTGGCAGTGCTGGAGATTACACTACATCATCTACACAGGTTACTTTGAATACTGCGGTGTCCTCTGGTGTTGTAGAGGTTGTGACGTTTCCTAATGCAACTAACAATACTTTCACAGGTACTGTAACTGCTGATGGTCTTTCTTTAGGGGATGATAAAACTTTAAGCATAGGCGATGGTAATGATTTTACTATTTCCCACAACAGCACCAATCACTACACTACAATATCCGAAACTAACACTACAGGTGGCTTAGATGTTAAGGCGGCAAACTTTGTTGTAAAGAATGCTACAGGAGCAAACGAATACCAAGTTGTATGCCAAGGTGACGGGACTAGTAATCAGGTTTTGCTTTACCACGGACAGCCTTCAGGTAGTGGTGATTATAAGTTAGCTACTACAGCTAATGGTATAGACGTAACAGGCACTGTAACTCCTTCAGGCGGCTACAAGTCATCTGATGGCACAGCTGGATTCACAGGCTCTGCATCAGCATCAGCAACTTTAACAATCAAAGATGGCTTAATCGTAGCCGTATCTTAATCTAAACAAAAGGAAAAACAAAATGGCACAATTAACAGCAGGTACTGCATACAATCCTAAGATGGGCGATGGGTCTCGTGGTGTAGTACAAGTATACATTCCGACTTCTGGAGGAGAGGACTTAACTCTCTACGGAAGTGTCAATGGTGTAGAATACATTAAGATTAAACACTACGATGCTTCAACAATTGAAGAAGTAGTCTTATGCCCTTACATGGCTTACAGTAGTCAAGAAGATAATCACTTAACAGCTACTCCTACAGGTGCAGTTGCTAACTCTAAGGTCTTAATTGACGAAACTCGATAGGAGGTAATTATGTCTTTACATCCTGTTTCCACGTTTCCAGATAAAGTAAATGTTACTGGCGTTGGAGAGGTTGCATGGGGTCAATCATGGCTATATGTAGCTGATATTTTTTCACTATACGCAGGAGCTACACCAGCATTTATAGCGTGTACTTTTAACTCTCCTCCAACACCTTTTAACATGATTAAGTACCACAGAATAGCTCAAGCTGCTGGCGATACTGTAGTTTGTAAAGTGTACAAAGGGTATGTCCCTGACCATATAGACACAGCAGCTGATAATAGTTTACCAACGAATGCACTAGATGAAGCTAATTTAGTAGCACAAGCTTCTTATTTCTGTGCTGAAGAAAACTTTATTACGTTTAATTCATCATCGGGATATGGTTTTACTGACTGTATTTTTAACTTTGATGTAGATTTAAGCTCTACAAACTTAACTGCTCAAGTTGCCGATGTACCGCCATGCTTTACTCTATATATGTATGCTATTTCAGGAGGTTTAGGTACTAATAACGTATCGGCTGGTACTATAAAGACTGTCGGGTGGTGTGTTGTAAAATCTCAAGGTGCAGATAATATGTACACAACCAGCAACATCAACCACAAGTACCCACACATTTTTAGATCCCCAGAAGATGACTCTCAACAGAATAATCTTACGATGCAAGGGAGTAATTCTAATCAAGGCGGTGCAGGTAATTTATATTATCACGTACCAAATGGCACAGCAGGAGATGGCGGTGGAGTAAATGACATGGTTGTTGCAAGCTTTACCGAAATGGTAGATAGGGCTTTAGCCTGTGAATTCTTTTACCAATCTAAAACTCCTTTCGGATCTGTAAGAAGTATGACAGATAGTCCAACCTTCATGATTACTAACAGAGCGGCCTTACCTAGCCTCGATGTTTTTAGTCTTACCATAGGTAAAGCTACAGATCCTTTCGGCTCAGGTGAAGATTATTATGGGTACTCAAGTACCTCTAACGGTGGATGGCTTGGATCTAATATAGGTGCTGTTAATCAAACCTACTTTACATTTCCAACAACAGGGGTAACAAAACTAGCACCTAATATTACTGGCTCTGACAGCGCCTATGGAATTTATATTTATATGGATTCGCTTGAAGCCAACCTACCAGATAATTCCTTTACATCAATAACCGCAAACGGAGAAACTCATTTAGAGGCCAACGGGTTTAGAGGTTTATCGGGCGGCCTTGTAACTTATTTTTGGACAGTTCCTAATCTAAACTTCTTTGGTCATGCAACCGCTCCAGCAGTAGGTTCTAACGTAACAATAACTTGGGCATAACTATGTATACACTAGAAAAAACAACAGACGTAACAGAGTCAGCTTTGCTTTCTACGTACACAGCTAACCCTACTTACGTAGACGAGCTATCTGAGCAAGATACTCAGGCAGCAACAGAGCAAGAATTAACTCAGTCATTATTGGGCACTAACAAACCTTTTGATATTTTAAAGATTTCTATAACAGAAGATTCATCAAGCTCTGTAGCAGGATATATTGGAACAGCGTGTTTAGGAGCTTTAGGCGTTACTCGCATGAACACTTCTAATGTTTCCTTTAAGGTTGTCATAGAAAGCCTTGTAGGTCTTTTAAAGGCCGAAGGGGTGACTAACTGGAAGGTTATAGTTAAGCCTGATACAACTTTAGCAACTGATGCAGAAGCCTCTTTTGATCGCACTGACTTACTAACTAAAACAAGTGTAGATACTTTTAAAGATGGGTCTGCACTTAAGTTCTATAACTTTACGATTACTTAATAGAGGTAACTCATTATGACTAAGGCAAGAACCTTAGCAGACTTTGACGCATCAACAGCGTTATCAGGAAACATAAACTTAGCCACACAAGTCACAGGGTTACTACCATTGGCTAATGGTGGCACAGGAGCTACTAGCGTACCTGCTGGTGGCATTGCTCAGATGAGTCAATGGCGTTTAACAACTAACATTGTAGGTGATCAAGACCCTTTAGGTTCTTGGGAAGAAGCAGATGACCCTACTTATAGTCGTGTGGGTAGTGCATTTACATACAACAGTGACGGCACATTTAATTTTCCAGCCACAGGGAAGTATTTAGTTCTTTGGGATGTTGCTTGTAATAACCAAACCGACGTTGATGCGTCAGTTGCTTGGGAGATATATGCCTCAACTGACACTGGAAGTTCTTGGGATCGTATAGCCAGAAACACGGAAAGTTTCCCTCTTCAAAACCGTTATAAAAATACTAACCTTCAAGCTGTGGTTAATGTGGCTAACACATCTACGTTTAAGCTTAAATTTACAACAAGTGGACACCCTACAGTTGGAATAAGAACTAATGGTGGTTCTGACACAAGTTTTGGTGGCATAACTTTTATTAAAGTAAGTGATTAATAGGACAACATATGGACGACTTAAAACAACAAGTAGACCGCCTAGAATGGCGGGTAGACTTGCACGAAGAGCAGCTTAAGTCTCTTCAAGACAACGCCATAGAGCTAAAGGAGCAGCTAGACTGTATTAATAAGTCTTTAGCCCAGATCAAGTGGCTCGTAGTAGGTGGCGCTGTTGTCTATTGGGGTCAAGCTATGGGGTTTGGCCAGTTTCTTAAATTGATAGGTGTATGATGTTAGAACAACTAATCGCTCCTGTAACAGGTTTACTAGATAAGTTTATCCCTGATGCAGATACTAAACAAAAAATAGCCCATGAAATTGCTACCATGTCTGAGAAGCACGTACACGAGATTGCTAAAGCTCAGATAGAGGTGAACAAACTTGATGCCAAAGGTAACTGGTTTCAATCTTCATGGCGACCCGCAACAGCGTGGGTCTGTGTTGCAGGCTTTACTGTAAACTTTCTTATCAGTCCACTTGCAGCACCCTTTGGTGTCATCGTACCACAAGCAGATACTAGCACAATGTTACCTGTACTAATGGGTATGCTTGGTCTTGGTGGGATGAGAACAATGGAACGAGTAAAAGGAGTAGGTAAGTGAACTTTAAATATTTCAAGTACGAAGACTTTAACTGTCAGGAGACTGGCAAGAACAATATGAGTGAAGGTTTTATCCATAAACTAGACGAACTAAGAGAAGCTTGCGGGTTTCCCTTTATCATCACTTCGGGTTATCGTGATCCAATGCACAGTGTCGAGAGGCATAAAACAAAAGGTGGTCAACATACTCTAGGTATTGCAGCGGACATTCGCATCCATCACGGAGCTGATCGCTACACTATCGTACAAAATGCACTAGCGATGGGATTTACAGGAGTCGGTATTGCAAAGACCTTTGTCCATGTGGACGTAAGAGCAACAACACCTGTAATCTGGACATACTAATATGAAGAACAAACTAGAAGAACTACATGAGGTAGTAACCCAAGAACTACTAGCACGAGTACGCACAGGTGAAGCAACATCAGCAGAACTATCAGTAGCCGTTAAGTTTCTTAAAGACAACGGAGCGAGTAATGATGTGATTACTGCTGAATCACCAATGGCGAACTTACTTAACGAATTACCCTTTGAGGAGGTGGCACACTAATGTCTTTATATGCAAACATAAACAAACGAAAGCAAGCTGGGACTAGCAGATCAAAGAAGAACTCTACTATATCTCCTCAAGCTTACAAGAAGATGCAAATAGGATTTAAGAAAAAAGGTAAGAAGTGATGGGTAAGTTTGATGATTTAAAGATCAACCAACCTAAGCGTACACCTAGTCATGCCACCAAGTCTCACGTTGTTAAGACCAAGGTGAATGGTAAAGAAAAGATCATCCGCTTTGGTCAGCAAGGTAAGACTGGTGACAGAACAAACACTGCAAGGTCTAGGTCATTCAAAGCCAGACACGCTAAAAACATTGCTAAGGGTAAGTCCTCAGCAGCATACTGGGCTAATAAAGTAAAATGGTAAGAATATGGAACAAGTACCTGAACAACTTAAAGATTTTAGAAACTTCATGTACATTGTTTGGAAGCACTTAAACCTCCCAGAGCCAACCCCAGTCCAATACGATATAGCAAACTTCATCCAAGATGCCCCAAGACG